CTATACTAGCCCCTGAAACGTCCCCGATATGTATATTACCAATTGTTTTTTCTTCCAAATTCCATGCAGCTACTATATCCTTTTCTTTTGCGTTAAACATTATAATATGATAATGTGGCCTTTCTGTTTTAGTTCCATATTCACCAACTGCATAGTATTTTAACTTTTGTTTTGATAATTTTCGGAGACGTTTAAAATATTTTTGTAAATCTGTCTTATCTAATGTTTGAAATCCTTGTTTTGTAATTGGTATTGAATCGGTGTTATAAGTAAGTGTTATAAAATAACTTGAAGATGAAATATTTTCTTCTTGCTTTAATCTAAAAGACCAAGAAGAAGCCCGCCGAGATACACACGGCGGGCACTTACTACATGGAACTATTCTATCAATACCTCGCTTGTCTTTCACTATATATGGTGTAATACACTTTCCCATTATCCAAATTGTGGTGTACCAAATTTAGGCATTAACCTAATTGCCTCAATTTTATTAAGTACATGACAATAAAATGCGTCATAATCTGTAGTTTCAACAGCAAAAATTCTTTTGCTTGGATTACATTCTACGAACTCTTTATTCAATGCAGGTGCTGTATCAAATATTCTTCCAAGATGCCAATAGTTTAAAGTTGTCCTAAAATCTCCTGCAACTCTTGATGGCATATATTTATATTCTGCATATCTTGGAACATATCCAAATGTATTTTCAGCATCTGTTGTATATGCATATATTTCTTGATTTTGAACTGCTTGTTCTCCAATGTTTGCAAATGTTGGCCAAAAATATTCTAATGGATCTGTCTTTAAAAATGTTCTTGGTATTCCTTGTTGATATACAGTTTTTGGAATAATTGACATAATCCCAATTATATATCCATGTTCTTCTACTGAATATTGACCGTTATAACCACTACTTACTGAAATACCATGTCCAGCCATGTTTCCCTGTGGTAATCCTCCATCTTGTCCAGTAGTATTCAATACTTCTGATATTACAATAGGATTTTTTACACCAGTTATGTATTCCGGACGTTGTAACCTTGAATCGGAACTTTTTACACCAAAATGGGATAAAATATTCTCAATATATCTAGTTCCTCCTCTTGCATTTCTTTCCAACCATTCTTGTAATTTAAATGCACGCCTTAAATCGTTAATTGTAGTTGGTTCAAGTTCTAATCCTTGTGTTTCTGCATACATTTCATTTGCAGGTACACCAGCTGAACTCTGCCCAGTTACTACAATATTTGAAGGATTTCCTTGTAATGTTATATCTGTACCTCCATTATTTACATATACTGGAACATTACTTTGACCAAATCCTAAAGGAATATCTACAGCAGAACCTTTTTGTGCAAATGGTAATGATGCTGTAAATTAATCATGCTCCCAAGCTCGTTTCCTCATTGTTACAAACGGTGTAGTTTCTGAAGCATAACCATAGTAGGGACCATCTTGTAATTTATAATCAACTTCAGGTACTAAATTTTGATCTCTATAGTATTCGTTATATATAGCCTGGTATGCTGCCAATGGTAACATACTTATATTAGCAATTTCACCATTGTTTGGAGGTATACCCATATAATCTAAAAATTTTTTCCAATCATCTTGAAATAAATTAGTATAAACCAATTGTGGTAATACATGACCGCTATTAGCATCTGTTATGAACTTCTCCCAATTTGACCATAAAATTCTATTAGGTACAAAGAAATAATGAATAGTTGTATCTATCCTATGCATTACCGGAGCAATCATCGGAGCCATTCTTACAATTGATTCACAACCTAATTTTATTTTGTCACCAGGTACACATTCCATTACGAGTACAGGTGTAAGGTTGCCCATTCCCATGCTTAATTTTACATCATGCGTTAAATCAAAATAATTTGATTTTGGGCGATTTAATTGTATACTGTTAAATAAATTCGCTTTCATTTTTTTTGTTTATAGGCGAATTCCGCCTCGTGATACTAAATAAGTTTTTTTAATTTTCTTACCTCTGTGACTATAACTATGGTGTTTACGTCTTCCATAACGACTCCTTTTTCTTCTCATTTTTATTTGTTTTATTGTTTTATATATGGAATAAATCCTTTAATACCTTGCATAGTTCTAAATAAAATACCATTCTCGTATTCTAATTTATCTATCTCTTGTTTTAATTTTTTACGTTCTGTTTCGTCTCTTTTTTCACGCATATAATATTCTAGTTGTGCAATTTGAGATGCGTTTATAGATATTTGTTTCAATACATTGGCTACTTCAATATCATTTTTAGTCTTTGCAGTATTTTGTGCCTTATTTGCTATATCTGCTGTTAATTCTTTTAACTTATACGGATGAAGCTCTTTGCCTTGCAAATTTCTTTGAATTATTTCATCTGTAGATGCTTGCATGTGTTGAGTATCGACTCCGATTTTCCTAATGTTAGCCATTTGAACTTGTAGGTTACCAGGAGCCAAATCTTTTGCAACTTGGAGATCAAAAATTTTTCTTTCATTGTCTGTCATAGCACCGTATTCCTTAGCTAAATCTAGTTTAGTTCTAGTTTTTATTGCTTCGTTTTGGGCTTTTAAATTGTCATTAGTTAATTTTTGTTGTTGTACATTATAATAAGTTTGAGTAGCAGAACCTAAATCCATCTTAATAGGTTCTTTATGTATTGTTGGTGCTTGGCTACTTCTTACAGGCTGAGCGGTAGTGGTTGCACCGCCGCCATAAACCATATTAGGGTTAAGCCCAGCAATTTTTAATCTTTGCATTTGGGCTTGTGGGCTATTATATTCATTTTGCATTGTCCAATCTGCTAATGAATCCTTTCTTTGCTGTGCATATTGTTGCTGTGCAAATTGTTGATTGCTTCTATTTGTTGCACCTTGACTGATTGCATTTATTAATTGTCCACCTACTTCTATTGCTGCTGCTACTGGAAATGGCATATTATAATATTATTGATTTTTTTAAATCTTCTAATAATTCGTCGCATTCTTCATCGCTAAGAAGATCTAAATTTTCTGCAATTTGATCTAATTGCAGTTTTATTAATCTAATCATTTTACCTATTTTTTGCTTCTCTATGTTTGCCCTTTCTTGCCTTGCTTTTACTTCGTCTGCTGTTAATTCTTGATTGTACATGTTTTTTATTTTTTTTGTTTTTGTTTTATTGACACTGTGAAGATAATACTTTATTTTGTATTTTCCTATTTTTAATGTTAATTAATTGTTAACACTTTTGTTTTTTTTTTCGTTCCTAATTTCGTTTTTCAGCCTAATTTCGTCACTGTTTTTTTGTTTTTCGTGTTTAGTGTCAATAAGCCCTAATATATCAAGAACATATTAGGGCTTTACTGTTTTGTGTTGTTTTTTGCTAATATTCTTAGCATTATTTGTTAAGTTTCCCTTCTTCCAAAACATCGATTCGTTCCTCATCGATGATTTTGTCAGAAGGTTTTTGCTTTCCTTTAATTCTTGCGATTTCTTGTTTTGCATATTCTGCATACTGTTCTCTATCTGCCAAATCCATATTTTTTATATCTGGCAAATTCTCTTCTTCATAAATTGGAACTTTTGCTGATTCTATTGTTAATCCTCTACTATGACGTTCTAAAATATCTCTAACCGTCATACTTTGATCGGGAATAGTTAAAGACGGAAATTTATAAATTTCACCATTATATTTTCTATAGTCGTAATTAATACTGTTTAAGATTGTCATATTGTTTTTGTTTTTTAAATTTTTTAAACTGTTGCAAATGTTTTATAGCTTGTATTCTATCATAATCTTCTCCTTGTTCTGTTCTTAATTGTCTTTCCTCCTCATCATATTTTAATTGTTGAAACCAAGCAATTTTTTTTCTTTCTGATTCTGAATATATTAACTCCTTATAATATCGTGGCATACTAACCTTTTTATTACCAGGAAGATTAACATACATTCTATTTGTTATATCTGCTTTATGCCATTTTATTATATTTTCTGTAATATAATTTTTTCCTAAACCTTTAGACATAAGACAAAATTCTTTATTTCTATCATCATTTTCATAATATCTTAATT